CAGAAACATTTCTTTTGAAAACGGACTTGAATATTGAGTTCGATATATTAACACTTGAACAATTAGAAAAAGAGATTACAGAGGCTTATGACGACTGGTTAGTAAATAATATTGACTCTGGTTGGTCTATCGAGAAAGAGGTGGCGGAATAAATGGGAGTGAGTATTGATTTATACAGTTATGATTATGAAGCGCTTGTGGAAGGTATTAGTTACGATTTACGACGTATTGACTTGCATGACAAGATTCCTGATAGCTCTAAAAAGAGTTATTGGCAACTAGAAAGCCGATACGAATTAGTAATGGAGGTGGCGGAATGAAACAAGGGCAATGGATGTTAAACGGTAGTTACGGCGGGCGATGGGAATCAATCACATATTTTGATACAAAAGATGAGGCTATCGAGCATGGTATCAACTTGTTAAAAAAGTATAATCACAACACGCATGACGAAAAAACTCGCAATCAAGTGATGAATGATTTAACTATATATTCATATTACAATGAACTGATTTATACTTTTTTTGTTGGTGAAATTGGGGAAATAGCGTTTCCAGACGAAACCGACAGTCTGCTAGAGAACATAGCAGAGCGAGTATATGAAGTGGCTGGGGAGTATTCTGAGGGCTATTTGGACGATGTAACAGAAGAACACAGAGAAGAATTACAGAGTTTTATCTACAGGCGGGCGAAACAGCGTGGTTATTTACCTGAGTGCTTCCTAATAAGGGAAATAGAAGAGATTGATATAAGAAATTTTGAAGAGGTGTCGGAATGATGTGCGAATTTTGTAATGTGGATGTAAATAAGAGGGTTAAGAATATAAGCGACGAGAACGACGAAATGCGGTTGAATAAAGCAAGTCAATTAGAAGTTGCAGCAGGCTGGCAACATGGATTTACTTATGCTGAATTTAATATTAAGTACTGTCCGATGTGCGGAAGGAGATTGGGTTAATGACTAAATTAGTAAGATGTGGCGTATGTGAAGAAGCTTTTAGTGAATATGATGACATAATTAACGTAGATCCCCATGGATGGTTTCACGAGAGATGTGTAGAACTTGTTCCAATACGTTATGCTGTTTTGGCTAAATCCAGATATTACGATGTAGATGGCTTTCTCGGAACTTGCGATGAAGATGATAAAAATTTTGCAAGCTATGTTTTTGAAGAAGGAGAATACTTGGAGGACGGGGAGGAGGAAAAATAAATGATGAATCGTGTCATACTAGTAGGACGCTTAACTAAAGACCCTGATTTACGTTATACCCCAGCTGGTGCAGCAGTTGCGACTTTTACATTAGCTGTCAATCGCCCTTTCAAAAACGGGCAAGGAGAGCAAGAAGCTGACTTTATTCAATGTGTAGTTTGGCGTAAACCAGCAGAAAACGTTGCTAATTTCTTGAAAAAAGGAAGTTTAACAGGCGTTGATGGTCGAGTTCAAACTCGTAATTACGAGGGAAACGACGGTAAGCGCGTTTATGTGACGGAAATCGTAGCTGAATCAGTTCAATTTTTAGAGCCTAAGCACAACCTCGCAGAAGGCTCTACATCGAATAATAATCAGAACGGGGCTAATTATTCAAATAATAGTAAAACAACTCCATATCGAGCTGATTCGAGTCAGAATAAGGATTCATTTGCAAATGAGGGTAAGCCGATAGACATTAACCCGGATGACTTGCCATTTTAAAAAATGAGAGGGGGAGCGAAAATGCCAGCGATAAAAGCAATTAAAAAGTTGAGAAATAGATCAATGAGCATCCGCCAAATGGCTAATGCGATTGCAGAAGTTACAAACTACCAAATTAGCGAAATCGAACAAATGGGGGACGAAGAAATTGAGGCAAAGTATACCGCGTTCGTCATCAACGAAGCGACCGAATATGCAAAATAGCCATGCTAACCGAGGCATGACATTTGAAAGACTGATAGAAAACGCATGTGATATTTATCAGATTAAGAAACTGGCTATTATTCAAAAGTTGCCGACTGATTGGAAAATTATTCGGAATGGCGCTCAAATAACGGGCGCTTTCCCGAATAAAAAATCGACAGTAGATTTTATGGGCGTGCTTAATCCTGGCATGGCAATAGCCTTTGAGGCAAAAGAAACGAAAGCAAAAAGCTTTCCATTCAAAAATATCCACGAACATCAAATAGAGTATCTCAAAAGCGTGCGTAAAATGGGCGGACATGCCTTTGTTTTAATTAATTTTGTTACAGTAGACCAAATATATAAGATCGACATAAAAACGTTTTTAGAACTGTATGAGGGCGCTGTGCAAAGTGGAAGGAAATCCATTGCTTTAAAGGATATTGAGGAAAAAGCGGATAAAGTGCCAACGTTAAGCGGTATACCAGATTTTCTGAACGCGCTTTAGACAAATAAAAAAAGCCGAAGTTCCCTCCGACTACCCAATTTGATTATAACATGGGGGAATGGATATGAATACTCTTTTTGATCTACCACAAGTTGATAAAATCGACTATATCAAAACGGTTCGAGCATTAAAAGACTTTTTCAGAAAATACAAGGCTTTAAGAGTAATGGCGGGTGAACGTAAATTCCCTACACTAACTACCACATACACGGTCACACCGCCGAATTTTGGAAATGAGTTCCATAGCAAAGTGGAAGAAGCTGCTATACACAATGTAGACAACGTACACGCTGCACAAGAAGCCGTTAAAAAGTATGATGTGATCATCAACCAATTAGAAGCAATCCACCGCAAAATCATCTTAGAGAGTTTCTTGCACAATCAGCAAGATGTAGACATCATGATTGATATTCCTTACGAAGAACGACAGTATAAGCGTGAGAAAAGGAAGGCTGTCATAGAGTTAGCAACTACGCTCAATATTGAAGTGTTAAACTGAAAATGGCACTTTTGTGGCACTTTTTGAGTAAAAAAAGGTGATAAAATGTTATTAGTGAGAAGTGAAGATGATTACAAAAATAAATCATATGTTGAGTCTGCGCTCCACTTCTCGCATACTCGTGGCGGAATAGGTAGACGAAGCACAGGATAGAACTAATGTGGCTAAGAAACGTATGTCTTAGCTTAAAACTCCTGTAAAACAAATTAATTAGTTCATGCAAGGTGCAAATCCTTGCCGAGTATATAATAAAAAACGAAGAAGGAGTTAATTACATGAGAGACATTATAAAAGCGGGGATAACTGAGGTAAAAGGAAAAGAGCCGGAATTCAAAATTAATATAGCAGGTTCAGAACAAGAACAAAGCTTTGTGTTAGCACAGATTCATTACATGAAAATAAACCAACTAGCTATGCTAAATGGTAAGACCTTTGAACAAGCAAAGAGAGACTATTTAGAAGCGTTAAGCATCATCGTAGGCACAATTAAGGATAATAATTAATTAACGATACAAACACATGGGAGCGAGGTGGGGTTGATGCAGCATGGAAAAGTATAAGTTAGCTGAACAAGATTATAATGCAGGAATGAAATACAAAGATATTGCTAAAAAATACGATGTATCTTTGAACACAGTCAAGTCATGGAAAAAAAGATATGGCTGGTATCGTGATAGGGGTGCACCCGAATTAAAAGGTGTGCACACAAAAGAACGAGGAGGGGCATCTAACGGCAATAAACATGCAGTTGGCAACAAAGGTGGCGCAGCTCCTAAGAATAACCAGAATGCGCTAAAACACGGCTTATATTCTAAGTACATGCCAGATGAAACGCTTGAAATCATGAATAGCATGAAAGAAATGAGCGCACCCGATCTTATTTGGAATCAGATACAAATACAATACGCTGCTATTATTCGAGCACAGAAAATTATGTGGGTGGAAAACGCTGAGGATGAAACGAGAGTCCAGACACAAGCGGGGTTCGGAGATAGTGGTTCTGATAAATATGAGTATCAATTCGCTTGGGATAAACAGGCGAATTTTTTAAATGCACAAAGTAGGGCAATGACAACGCTTAGCGGCTTAATTAAACAGTTTGTAACTATTGCAGACGAACAAGACGAGCGTAAAGCTAAGCTTGATCAGATTGTAGCTTCTACAGAGAACATACAGGCGCGTACGGCTCTTATTAAGGGCGTTGAAAAAGACACAACATTGCTTAATAAATTATTAGATGTTGCTAAGGGAGGAGATGGAGGCCTTGAGTAAAGTTGAAGAGTTGGTATTTACGCCAAAACAGCAGGAAACAATTACATTCCCTTTTCAAAATGTAACTCTTGAAGTCAACGAGGGTACCCCTCGATCTGGAAAAACTACAGCAGACATCTTTAAAATGGCTTATATATACTCTATTTCAGAAGACCAGAACCATTTAGTCACTGCATACAATCAAGAGCAAGCTTTTCGACTGTTTATGGACGGTGACGGCTTTGGATTGATGCACATATTTGGTAATCTTGCAGAAATGAAACATGATGAGCATGGCGATCATCTTCTTATACATTCTCCGAATGGTCCAAAGAAAATTTACTATAAAGGCGGCGGGAAGATCAATAGTGTTGGTGCTATTACTGGTATGTCACTGGGAACCGTTACATTTTTAGAAATTAATTTACTCCATAAAGATTTCATCGAAGAGTGCTTTCGGCGAACCTTTGCGGCAAAGAATAGATTTCATTTAGCAGAATTAAATCCACCAGCACCCAATCATCCAGTTTTAGAAATCTTTTCGCAGTATGAGAAGTCTGGTCGTTATAAATGGAGGCATTGGACCGCTAAAGACAATCCGGCTCTTTCAGACGAACGCAAGCAAGAAATATATAACGAGGTCAAACATTCAGCATATTTGTTGCAACGTGATTGGTATGGGAAAAGAGTTTTACCAGCAGGCATCATTTATGAAACGTTTGACGTTGAAGCGAATCAAATTAAAAAAATGCAAGGCCATCCAATCGAAATGGTCTTTTTTGGTGATGGAGGTCAACAAGATGCGACTGTTTGCGAATGCTATGTAATCACAGAACACGAAGCGGAAGGCGGATACACTTACAACCTCAATCAAGTTGCCACCTACTATCACAGCGGGCGTGACACAGGGCAAGTGAAAGCCGGCTCTACTTATGCCATTGAGATAAAACAATTTATTCAATGGTGTATGAAAGAGTATGAAGTACCAGTAAATGAGCCTGTTTTTATTGACCCTGCCTGTCGCTGGCTACGTGAAGAACTGGAAAAGGTTGGTGTTGATACAGCAGGAGCAGACAACAATGCTCATGATGTGACAGGTAAAGCGCAAGGTATAGAGGTTGGAATTGAGCGGATGCAGTCGCTATTAAGCGAAAGGCGTTATTTGCTTGTTGAACAACTTAACGATCAATATGACCATTACAGTTGGCTACAAGAAATTGGTATGTATGTACGCGACGAGAACAGTGGAAAGCCAGTTGATAAGAATAACCATGCGATGGACACGAGCAGATATGCTACAAACTACTTTTATAGGAATTATGAAGATATATAGAAAGGAGTGATTAAATGGGTGTTTGGAGTGTAATGACACGTTTTATTAAAGGTTGGCTAAATGGAAAACCTAATGGCAGCGAACCGGAGTTAATACCAAAATATCTGCCGCTCATTCCAAATAATCAAAAGGAGTGGAGCAAGGACTCTTATTTAACATCATTATGGGCTCAAGGTTATGTGCCTACCGTGCATGATAAGTTAATGAATTCTGGGACAGGCAACGAGATAGTTGTTGTAGCTGCTGAGTATATATCTGGAAAGCCTTTAAGTATTGATGTAACAGGGGTTGATGGCAGTAAGGATGAAAACTTAACAAAGCAACTGAAAGAAGCATTACGGATTGATAATTTTGATAGTAAGAGCGTGAAAATTGTTGAATTAGCAGGAGGGAGCGGAGTATCCGCTGTAAAGATCAACATTTTAAATGGGCGACCATCTATTAGCGTTCATAGCTCTAGCCAATTTTGGATAGATTTTAAAAACAATGAGCCATTTCGGTTTAATTTTTTTGAGGAAATACCGACGAGTAATAAAGCGGATATATATTATTTAGTTGAAAGTCGAGAAATAAAACAATGGGAAGACAAAGAAAGTAATACATTATCTGGCGGATTTGTAACATATTCTGTCATTAAAATAGATAATGATAAAGCTGTTCCTATCAATGCTGAGAGGCTCCCGGAAATGATTACAAGCTATCTAGATACGAATAATATTCAATTGAATCATTCTGTATCAATTGGTTTAAAAAGCATGGGCGCATATCTAATAAATAATAGTCCAAGCAACACAAGATACCCGCATCTTAATCTTGGGGAATCGGACTTATCGCAATGTACTAATTATTTATTTGCAGTAGATTACTTTTTCACTGTTTATATGCGTGAAGGAGAGAAAACAAAAACAAAAATAGCGGCTAGTGAACGAATGTTTAGAAAAAAAGTTAATAAGAACACAGATAAAGAAGAATGGTCCATGAATGTAGATGAAGATTACTTTATGCAATTCAAAGGAACATTAGATGCTGGTGCGAAATTAAACGACATGATTCAATTCATGCAAGGAGACTTCCGAGACGGTAGTTATCGCGAAACGATGGAATATTTTGCTCAGAAAGCTGTTTCGAAATCTGGTTATAATCCCGCTACTTTTAATCTAGGTAATAGAGAAGTTAAGGCGACCGAAATTTGGAGTTTACAAGACGCGACAGTGCGTAAAATTGAGAAGAAAAAACGCCTTATTCAAAATGTTTACGAACAGATGCTTTGGGACTTCCTATATTTGTTAACTGGCGGAACAAACAATAAAGAAAAAGCAATAATGCGTGATGAAATCAGGGTAATAATTGAGTTTCCAGATCCAATGTCTGTTAATCTGAATGAATTATCTAGCACATTAAATAATATGAACAGTGCATTAGCTATGAGTGTAGAAGAAAAGGTGAAACTAATTCACCCTAAGTGGGAAGATGAAGAAATTCAAGCGGAAGTAAAACGCATCTATTTAGAAAACGCAATCGGAGAGGTTCCTGACCCGGAAGCAATTGGGGGAATGGAAACGAAAGGCGGGTGATTAGATGAGCCATCACCATGCACCAGTGGATTTCGAAAAAGAAGCATCTATCTTACGAAATCACTTTAATAATGCTGAAATAGAGTTACTTCTGTTGATAAAAAAACACGTTATGTATGGTGCTAAAAACCCAACAAAATGGAAATTCATTCAGCAGTCACGTTTAATAAAGTTCAAAAGGGAACTGAAAGCACATATTAGCCGTTTTAAAGATGGAACTAGGGATAAAATAGATAAACTAACTTATAGTGTTTATCTCGATTGCGTGAATGAATACGAGGACGAAATGGAAGCCAGATATCAAACTAAGAAAGAGGTTGATATACAAAATGACGACTATTTATCTGAAAGTGATGCGCTTATCCAAATTTCGGAAGATATGGCTAATTATTGGCAAAAAATCGCGCCCTCCAAATACAAACAAGTGGTTAAGGAAACAAAAGATAGCAATGGAGTTTTAAAATATGCTATCGCAACATCACTTATTAATGTTTTAGGTGATGGGATAAGAAATGTTATAGATCAGTCTGGAAGAAAGTACCGACCAGGAGCTTACATGGAAATGGCTTCAAGAGGTGCTTTTTTTAATGTTGGTTTAAATGCCATGAAACGCGTTCTTGGAAGATATGAGCACGAATTAGTTCAAGTGTCAGCTCACGTGAGAAGTTGTCCGCGTTGTGCTCCTTGGCAAGGAGAAGTGCTATCAGTTAACTACGAAAGCAATGAATATAAAACATTACAAGAAGCGGAAAACGATGGCTTGTTTCATCCAAATTGCCACCATTTTTTATATTCGTATTTCGAAGGTGACGAAACAGACGAGCCTATCCCATATGATGAAGAAGAATATGAGGCTCAAAGTAAGCAACGGTACTACGAGCGCGGCATTCGTGATTGGAAAACAAAAGATATACTTGCAGAAGGTCCCTCTAAACAATATACAGCTGGAAAAGTAAAACAATGGGAGGAAGCTTTGCAAGAACATTTAAATACTAATCCGTTCCTAGAAAGAGAATTGGATAGAGAAATTATAAAAGCGTCTAAATGAACGCTTTTTTTGTTTGGCTTGATATAAAAACCTTGCCTACCTGCCGGCAACTAATAGACAGGGATGGCTCACTCAGAGCTTAAAAAGGAGGAAATATGAAGAATTATTTACAGCGTAAGTTTGACATTCAACATTTTGCTGAAGGTGGGGACGATAAGAATTTTAACCAAGCAGAACTGGATGAAATTGTAAAGAATCGCTTAGCGGCTGAAAAAAAGAAATTTAATGGAGAGATTGAAACCATCAAAAGCGCGCATGAGGAAGAAATCACGAAGTTAAACGACCAAATTAATCAGCTTAACGATCAAGTGGGCGAACATGATTCATCTGAAAAGGCATTGAAAAAACTTCAAAAAGAGAAAGACGAAGCACAATCGAAGTTGGATGAATATGTTCAGAAAGAACAAACTGCAGAGTGGCACAGCAAGTTAAAAGAAAGTGGCGTAAAAGAAGAACGTTACGAAGCGTTTACGAAGCTTTTTGGGGATGAAGAGCGAAATGACGACAACTTAGCGAAATTCGCAGAGCAATATCCGGAATGGATTGCAAAATCTGATGATGGTGACACGCCTCCACCAATCGGAGCAGGACTAGGCAATGCAAGTGAGCCAAGTGCCACAGACCCATTCATTCAAGCGTTAAATTCATAATTAGAAAAGGAGAGATAGCAAAATGGCTATTAACTATGTAGACAAGTATGGTAAGGAACTGGACCAGAAGTTAGTCTTTGGCACTTACACAAATGAATTAGAAACACCTAACCTTTTATGGTTAGATGCAAAAACGTTTAAGATTCAAACTATCACAACAACAGGACTTAAAGCACATACAAGAAATAAAGGATATAACGAAGGTTCTGCTTCAAACACAAATAAATCTTATACGATTGATTTTGATCGTGATGTAGAATTCTTTGTAGATGTTATGGATGTGGACGAAACAGGTCAAGCGCTTTCTGCTGCGAATGTTACTAAAGAGTTTAATTCTCGGCATGCTGGACCAGAAATGGACGCTTATAGATTTTCTAAGTTAGCAACAGCAGCGAAAACAAATAGTAATTCGGTTGCGGAAGAAATCACTAAAGATAATGTGTTCACAAAATTAAAAGCGGCAATTCGAAAAGTGAAGAAATACGGAACTCAGAACCTTGTTATGTATGTTTCGCCAGATGTGATGGCAGCATTAGAACTTAGTGATGATTTTGTTCGAGCTATTAATGTGCAAAATATTGGTCCGTCATCTATCGAAACGCGTATTACGGCTATTGATGGTACGCGTATTATTGAGGTAGAAGCGGAAGATCGTTTCTATGATATTTTTGATTTTACAGATGGTTACAAACCAGCTGCAGGTGCTAAGAAACTGAATTTCTTACTTGTAAATAAAGGTTCTATTGTCGGCGGCGCAAAACATGCTTCTATCTATTTGCACGCACCTGGCTCTGTAGGGCAAGGTGATGGCTGGTTGTATCAATATCGTGTATACCACGACATTTTTGTGTTGGACCAACAAAAAGATGGCGTAATCGCTTCTACAGAAGTCTAAGGAGGTTAGGGAAATGCAATTAAAAAAAGAAAATGTCGTTTACAATACAGACGATGTTGTATTAATCAATCAATTGAAAATTGATGGTTTTGAAGAGTTCGAGTATAAAGAACCAGAAAAAGAACCATCCAAGAGTAAAAAGGAGCCCAAAAATAAAGAGGGTGAGTAAATGAAAACGTATATTACAGCAAGTGAGTTGGCTAGTCTAACAAACTTAAGTATCGAACCAACAGAAGCGGATAATTTAATAAAAGCCGCTTCTGTAGCAATTGACAAGCAAATTATGCCGAATATCATAGACAAGGACGATGTGGATGATGATATTAAACAAGCTGTTGCGTGGCAGTGTGAACACATCAAGAAATATGGTGAGTTTATTGGCATTGGTAACTTTACACTAGGCAAATTAACTATGGGTGGTCAATCACAAAATTCGAACAACTTTATACCTGACGTTCCAGACAAAGTGATGGATTTGCTTTTATCTAGTGGCTGGCTTTATGCGGGAGTAGGTGGTTGTTAATGAGCTTTCAATTACCACCCATCCCAGAAGCTATCCTAAATACAGAAGTGACTATAACTAGTAATAGTGGGCGTGATGACTTTGGAAACCTTTTACCAGATGCGACTAATAAATCAATGTTTCGGTATGAGTTTGAAAAGCTCGTAAATAAAACAGAAGAAGGACTAAACATAAGATATGTTGTTAACTTATTTTGTAACAAATTAAATTTTGTTGTGAACGAAGGAGACAATATATCTTTTGCTATTCCTGACTATTGCTTAATTAAAGGTGAAGTCCAGAGCGTATCTTTTCCGCCAAATCCAGATGGCAGTATACACCATTTTGAAATAGTAGTAGGAGAGGTGACAGAGCATGGGCTATAACAGCTTTAAAGATAGAGTCATAAATGATATTCACAATAAGGCTTTGTCAACGGCTGCAAAGGCTGGACAAGAATTGGTTGAATTAGCAGAGCCTGTTACGCCAATTTTGTATGGCGATTTGCGTCGAAGTTCACATGCTAAAGTAATCATCCAAAAAAATTCAACTGTAGCTAGAGTGTTTAGTTTAACTCCTTATGCCCGCAGACAATATTATGAAAATCGTCGGAATCCACGTTGGTACGAAATGGCTGTAAGTTATGGAATTCAGAGTATTAACCAAATTGTAGAAGGAGGTATGAAGCTTTGATAGAAGATCTAGTAGCACACTTCAAAACAACATTCCCTACTTTAAAAGCTCTGGGTTTCATTAAACAAACGGGACTTGACGCTATGGTTGTAATCAATGAAGCTCCGACTTTTCAAAATAAGCAAGTACAAACGCAAAGTCGTGTTCGTGAGAGCATCGGCTTTTTAATTTATGACAAAAACACAATTCAATGCAAACGAACATACGATTTATTACGTAACTACTTTCTTTTAACAAACCCTTCTGAGCTGAATATCCAAAATCAGAAGGTAGTAGCAACAGATGTAGCAAGCGGCGGACAAGTCGATTATGACGATGATGGTCGTTTGATTTATCAACTAACAATATTATTTGAAAAGGAGATGTAGGCAAATGCCAACATATGCAGTAAAAGAAATTGAAATTTTCGTTAGGGATGCAAAAGTAACAACGGGTGATGGAGTATTAATTAAAGACTTGGAAACACTAGATATTAGCTTGAATTCTAATATTGAGCAATACACAACCATTGGTGAGAATTTTGAGCGTGCAGTTAAAACAGGGATGGCGATGGAACTTGGTTTAGATGGAAAATACAACGATTCTGATGAAGGACAAAACGAGTTACGCGAAACATGGGACAAAGTTGGCGCGTCAGCAGAAAAAACTATTATTGTGAAGTTTCCTGGAGGCTCAAAATATGAAATCACTGGTCCAATCGGTATTAATGATTTTGGTGGTGGTGGAGCTAATGACATTGGTGCATTTTCTGCAACATTAAACTCTAATGGCGCTCCTAAATTTACTGCAGCAGTTGCACCCTGAAACTGAGCCGTCCAGCGTCACAGTGGATCACGATACAGTTACCGTTAAAGTGGGAGAAACATTTACTATTAGTGCTTCTGTAGTGCCAGCAGAGGCAAAACAGGATGTTACATTCACTTCTTCTAACCCACCCAAAGCAAAAGTAAATACAAGTGGAGTAGGAGAAGGAGTAGCAGAAGGCAATGCAAATATTACAGTAGCATCTAAAGAAAAAACAACAGTGGCAAAAGTAGTGCAAGTAATTGTAGAAGCAGCAGACTAATAAATGAAGCCCTTACTCACTAAGTAGGGGCTTTTACTAATTTGGAGGACAAAAATGAAATCATTTAATTTTAACGAGAACGAAGTAAAACTTCCATTGGAAATTAACGAAAAAGTATATTATGCGGACATTTCAGCACAAGCACACATTAAGTACAGTGCGCTTTTAGATGAAGCGCCTAAAATTTTAGGTCAAGTGCTTGCGCCTAAACTAAAAGCTGATGAAAGTGATGACGAACATACAATACCAAATAATGAAAACATGCATGAATTGTTAATGACTATCACAGATGGAATTGTAGCAACGAACGATGATATTTTTGCTATTTTTTTTAGCAAAGAAGACAGAGAAGAAATTAATTCTAAAACATTGCCAACGAAAGTTTACGAGGGACTTATTGAATACATTATAGCTAAATTATTTGAAAGTGATATGAACGAGGGAAGCGATGAGGGGAAGCCACAGGAAAACAGTATTACGGAATAATTGAAGACTTTGATTTAATCGAGTCTTCTTTTTTATCGTATTACGGTATTAGATTACGCAAAGAATTAGCGAATATGAGTTTTTCAGAGTTCCGAACATACCTAATGAACTTGGGTGGCGATACACCGTTTATGACTACTCTAGAAATCCGTATGACTGAACGGAGTAAAGTCCCAAAACATTTGCTGAAAGAAAAAATAAAACAAAATCGAATCATGTTAAAGCGAGGGTATTTTGAGGATGCTGCTTCTAATGAAGAAGGACTAGAAAAGGCGTTGAAAGCTAATAGCAAGCCGAAAGAGGGGTGAAAACATGAGTAAAGCGGGAGAAATTTATTACGATATAAAAATACGCGAGAATGGCTATAAAAGTCAGATGAACAAGATTGATAAAGACATGGACAATTTTGCGAAAAAGGGTCAGAAAGCCGCGGACAATATCGACAAAATTAACAAGAAAAATGTTAATGTTAAAGGTTTAGATTCATCTATTGTTAAGGTTGAAAAGTTCGGTAATATGCTAGAAAAGTCTGGACAAAAGTTAACAAAAGCTGGAACTGCGATGACCGTTGGATTTACAGCGCCGATTGTAGCTGGAATGGTTAAATCGACCAAGGCATATCTCGATTTCGATAATGAAGTAACAGAAGTTAACTCTTTATTACGTGAATCCAGAGAATCGGCGAAAGAGTTTGGCGATCGTTACACGCAGGTATTTGATTATGCGCAAAAAGCTAGCGTTAAATACGGCGTAGCTTCTGAGCAAACTATGCTCGGTATGAAAGAAATGGTTAAAAAAGGCTATGATATCAACCAAACAATGGCGTCCATGCCTGCGATTTTTAATGCCGCTCGTGCGTCTGGTGATGATTTCGAAACAGTAATGTCCGTTACTACGTCAACATTAGAACAGTTTGGAATGATTTCTAAGGACACCAACAAACAGATGGAATATACAAACAAAGTTGCCGATGTGCTAACCTATGTGGCGGATAAAACAGCAGCTGGATTCTCAGATATGGGAACAGCAATGAATTACGTTGGTCCTATTTCGCATTCGCTAGGATACTCGCTTACAGACACAGCTGCTGCGGTTGGTTTGCTTTCGAATCGTGGTATTGAAGGGCAGAAAGCTGGTACTGGTTTACGCGGTATGCTAACAAGTTTACTTAAACCTTCAAAATCAGCTGCAGAAGCTATGTCAGCAGTTGGATTAACAATTGAAGATAACAATGGCAATATGAAAACCTTACCAACTTTGCTGGATGATATTAACGAAAAAACAAAAAAAATGACGAAAACACAGAAAAACTCCTTCTTAACAATGGTTTTTGGGCGTGAACCTCTATCGGCGGTAAATACATTGCTTGAGGCGGGAGGCGATTCATTACGTAAGTATTCCAAGGGTGCAGATGAAGCCAATGGATATACAAAAGAAGTTGCTGATAATATGCGTAAAGCTGGCAAATTTGGTGTGGATCAATTCAAAGCTTCACTAGAAGTATTAGAACAGAATGTAGGGCAAAAATTAATGCCCGCCCTCACTCCTATCATTGAGTGGGCTAATAAGATGATTGATAAATTTAATGACCTTTCTGGTGCACAACAGCAGAGTATTATAAAATGGGCGGGAATTTTGGCAGCAACAGGTCCTGTGCTAATGATTGGCGGAAAACTAGTATCAATGACTGGCGGACTAATAAAAGGCTTTGCAGGGTTAGGAAAGATGTTAGGTTTAGGGAGTAAATTAGCTCCTTTAGCGGCTGGATTTGGCGCTACAAAAACTGCTGTGGAAGGTACTAGTTTAGCTGCGGCTGGATTAGCTGGTTCTTTCGGAGCTTTACCAGCAGTTATTACGGTGGCTGGTGCGGCTTTGCTTGGTGTGGGTATTTATGCACTAGATAAACATATAAGCAAAATCGAAGAGAGCAAAGAACGTATAAAAACATGGGGTTATGATATTGGCGCAGAAGCTGATAAATCCATGGGTAAATTTAATGAATTTGCATCAGAAGGCAAGCTAGCTTTAGACACTTTTGCAACTGGCGCTACAGAAGACAGTACACGAGTAGTAGCTGCATTTAAAAACATGGCTGATGAAATCAAGAAAAATACAGATGATGCGTTAAATGGCTTTAAGGAGTCCTACGAAGAATTTTCTCCAGCTGTTCAGGCTATTTTAGATGATTCTATGAAAGACTCTGAAAAGAGAGCAAATGAAAGAAAAGATAATGTAAGTGCTCAATACAAGGAAATCCAGAATATTTATAAATCAGCTGCAGATGAGCATCGAAACCTTACTTCTGAAGAATCGAAAACAGTAAACAATATTTATAAAGCGATGCAAATAGAACAAGTAGAAAGTCTAGGATTGAATCAAAGCAAGAAAAAACAAATTATTAAAGCTATGAATGGAGAAGTCGAATCTCTTAATCAAAATGCACTTGTTGAACAATCGGACTACTTGAATAAGATTACTAAAAAAACAATTGATTCTACAAACAAACAGAAGAAAGAGCTGAAAAAAGCTTATGATGACGGTCTTATCGACAAGAAATCATATAACGACTCTATAAGTCAAATGGACAGGGAGCGGGATAGTACAGTCCGTTCAAGTGTCACGGCTTGGATTAAAACACAAGAACAATTATACGACAAGCTAGGTGTGAGTAGTGATGTAGCTCAAAAGAATATTAAATCAGCTTTAGATGAAATGGGTTTAAGTTATGACGAATTCACTCGTAATGTACAAGAAGCCGCAGGGGGGGTTAGTGATGCTAGTAAGTTAATTGGTGATGGCGCAAGTAAAGCGGATTTAGCTTGGAGCGATTTAGTTTTAGACCCTAAAACTGGGGAAGTAAAAACAAATTTAAATCAAGTTGTTTTGGATGCCGCCAAGTCTAACGATGGTTGGAATAATCTTAAATTCATCATGAAAGAAGCAAAATTAACCACAGATGCTAAGAAAACAATTGCAACAGCAACTATTGAAAGTGGTCGTTGGGATAAGATGACTTTCAACGAAAAGAAATTAATTGTCAGTTACGAGGACTCTATACATGTAGCTAACGCGTTGTCAGATTTAGGTATTTGGGATAAATTGAAGCCTGAACAAAAAAGTATGATTGCGAATGCAGATACTAGTCTGGCGTTACAAAAAGCTCTGCAAGACATGGGAGTTTGGGACAACTTACCTCCATCAATGAAAACTTTAGTAGTTGATAATTCTGATGTAATAAAGAAAATGAATTCTTCTAAAGAGATGTTAGTTAACTATAACGGAACGAACGTAGATTTAAAGACGCTTTTAGCAAATAACTATGATGTTAGGAATAAAATTCAGAGTGGTAAAGATGTTATTGTTCAATATAACGGACAAAAGGTGAATCTTAAAAACCTTTTTGCAAACAACAGAGACCTATTATCAAAAATAGATAGAGGTAGTAGAACAGTCGACGACTATAACAACATAGCTGTCCATAGAAAAGATTTAGTTATTAATTCCAACGCAGAGGCTACTAAAAACGCTATTGACAATGCTATAAACTCGTGGCGTGATATGCTCAACATGAAAAATCAAAAAGTAATTTCTATTGCATACAAAACGAGTGGTAAAAGTCCAAGCGGAATTCAAGAGGTAGGTTATGCAACTGGGACAAATAACCACAAAGGCGGACCTGCATTAGTTAACGATGCCAATGGAAGCAACTATGAAGAAATGATTACCACCCCGGATGGGAATAGTTTTGTTCCTAAAGGTCGTAACGTTCTTCTTAATCTACCACGAGGTACCGAAGTGCTACGAGGGGATAAAACAGCTAAAGCTTTGAGTAATGTACCTCATTATGCCAAAGGTACTAAAACAAGCTATGCGAAAAATGTAAGTAATAAAATATCAAATGTGCAAGTAGATTATAAAACAGGCGCAATTAGCGCACAATCGTACATTAATAAATTAAAACAAATTAATAAGCAATATCGCTTAAATGCAGCGCAAACAAGACAAATCAAATTAAATATTGCTGGAGCAAACAAAGAAATTAATACACAAAAAACTAAACTTAATAAATCAATAAAAAGTAGCACACAAAAATATTATGATAATGTTGCTAAAATAAATAAAACGGCTAAGGATTCTATTAATGAAGCGAAAAAGACATATAAGGATGCTCTTAAATCAAATCAAGAAGCCGCATATAATCAGACTGGACTATTTGATGCTGCTGTTACAGAGAAATCAAGTGGTAGCGAATTAACAAAAAATCTTAAATCACAAACAGCCCAACAAAAAGATTTTATGGCTCAACTTGATAAAATGAAAAAACGCGGTGTTAGTAAAGGTCTTATAGACGAGATACGCAATATGGGTGTAAGCGCAACAGGACAAGCTAAAGCAATTGCGGGAATGTCTGATACACAACTGAAACAATATCAAGCTGAGTGGAGTAAAAAACATGCTAATGCAAACAAGCTGGGATTAGACGCTTCTGTAAATGATAAAGTGGCGATGGATAAAGCTGTCAAGGCGGCGAACGATAAAGCTAAAAAAGATTTGGCAAATGCGAACGCTTCTTGGTTGAAAGAACTTGATAAAGCAAAAGAATATCGGACTGCTGGATCTAAACTTGGTGTACAGACCGTAGCGGGGATTATTCAAGGGTTCAAGCAAATGAACGGCCCACTAGAGAAACAAGCGGATCAACTAGCTAAAACAATTGAATCGACAATCAAGAAAAGACTGAAAATCCACTCGCCTTCTCGGCTAATGAGCGATGAAGTTGGTGAACAAGTGCCAGCGGGAATTGGAGTCGGAATGCTTAAGAATCTAAATACTATAGATTTGGCGGCTCATAAAATGCAAAAACATTTAACAAGTCTATCACCTGCTATTTCAGTCCCAGTCACCCCGAACACAAAAGAAATTACGGCTTACTCAGGGGCTTCTATAGCAACGCAAGGAAGCGGAAACCCAGTTTCAGTACAACCAATTCAAATTGTTAATAAAACAATGTTAGATGGTCGTCTGGTGGCGGAGGAAACGGTAGATTTTATAACAGAAATTCAAAACAACCGTATTATTAGAACTAATCGAGCACAAGGGGTGATTTTATGAGTTTAGGATTCACATATAAAGGTATTCATTCATTTGATAAGCATGTGGAAATAATTGACATTAAACCACCATTGTTCCCACAAAACGAAGGTAATACGGAAAGCGTCAGTGGTCGTATTGGCGCTTTTTATTTTGGACCAAATGTTGGTCAACGAGGGATACAATTAGAAATACAAATTATTGGAGATAGCCTTAAAGAATTAAGTGAGCGGGCTACATCTGTCGCTGATTGGTTGATGCAGGTAGATGCAGAAGAACGCTCTTTGGTAATTGATGATGCGCCTGAAAAGACGTATTATGGTCGATTTGAAGGACCTACAGACTTAGATAGGCTTTTATATAACGGACGGGCAACGCTGAATTTTGTTTGTTCAGACCCGTATGTTTATTATGAACAAGAAGAATTTGAGCTAACTAGCGAAAGTAACAAATTACCAGTACGCGGTTCACAACCTACCAGCCCTGTAATTGGAGCAGTTATAAAACAGGATGTCACTTATATCGCTGTATCGAATAAAGAGGATTACTTATACATTGGCGAAGGAGTTGATCCAGATTCTGGAGAAACTCCAGTTAAACCATCAGAAATAATTTTAAACGATCCAATGAATGTGTTAGCTACATGGACCCCCATGCAACAGTCAGATTTAACATTTCAGCTTGATGCTAACAATGGAATTATTGATGGGAGTTTTACTTCAACCGCAAATGTATTTCGAGCATCTGATTATGGTGTTGGAACACAGTGGCATGGCCCAATGAGTAAAGTAGTTCTTCCCCAAGCACAGGATAACTGGCGTGTAAGAATGCGCCTTCAAAACATAGCATCAGCACAAAAGCAACAAGGTAAATTAGAAGTGTATCTTGTTGATGAAAAAGGAGCAAAAATTGCAACGTTTCAAATAAAAGATAATGCCACAAATACCGAAGTCAATATTGTTAAAATATCTATTGGCGATCAAAATGTTGCTAATTATCCTGAAAAAGATTTGTTTAATGAGGCAGGGAAAGTTACTAAAACATACAAAACAGTTTCAACTAGAAAAAAAGTTAATGGGAAATATAAAACAGTGACAGAAAAGGTGCAAACAGGCGCATACAACGAATACAGAGATTTTTATGGTTACTTTATCCTAACCAAAATAGGCAATCAATTTACCGCCGAAATTATCAAACTTGATAGCAATATAAAGCCTGTCTGGACAAAGAAAAAAGTATTTGTAGACACTGCTAATAAATACACAAAAAAATTAGCTCAATTAAATATATACGCTGCAGCATCAGGCACACATGACCCAAATAGGGACTTATTTTTCACAGATACACTTGTTGAAAAATTAAATATTGTTGCAAACACAGCTCCGCAAGTTATAGCTCATGCATCCGATGAATTAATGTTTGATTTTGAAACAGAAACAATTTATAAAAATGGCATTCCTTTTATGCAGAATCTAGCGATAGGAAGTCACTTTTTTAAGTTATTTGGTGGTACAACAGAAATATTAAATGTATCTCCGTTTGAAGCGGCAGATTGGACCGTATATGTTAGGCCAAGAACTTTTTAAAGGAGTGTTTAAATGTTATTGATATTAGATGAAAATAAAGAAATTGTAAAATCCATATCTGCTGACTCCACAAATGGAACTCATTATTTTAACGATTCACACACCGAGAAAGTTATAGATTTTGATTCAACTTATGAGTTTTCTGTTTCGACAGATGACGAAAGTTCAAAATATTTAACAGGCGGAAATTATGTAATGCTTCAAGACTTAAACGATGATTCATTGTTATTCAAAATTATTGAAGTGCAAGACATCAGAGATGACAATAGTTCGAAACCTCAAAAAAGAATCTTTTGCGAAAATGTTTTTATCTTTGATTTGAATAATGTAATTGTGACAGATCGCGCTTTTTCCAATAGTAATATTGGTCCCGCTTTAACATATGTGCTTGGCGGGAGTGGATGGATTCCTCAAGATACAGAAAATGTAGGGGCAGTTGCAAATTTGGAGTTCTCAGGATATATAACAGCTCAAGAAGCCCTACATCAAATTTGTACTGCTTTTGATTGCGAAGTTAAGTTTTATGTAAAAACATTTCAAGGGAGGATAGTTGGCTATTATTGTAAAGTCGCGAAACAGTTTGGGGATAATGAAGGTGTTCGAATTGAGAGCGGCACAGGCATTAAAGGAATAACGAGGAAAGTATTATTTACGAACATTAAGACTGCTCTTATACCTCTTGGCGCAACGCAAGCTGATGGGACACAATTAAACATTTCTTCTGTTAATGGAGGATTGAATTACATCTATAATGATGAAGCAAATGAGCAATACAACCCAAGCGGCACAGGTTACTTAATGACTAAGATTGTAAATGAAAATATAACAAATGCGGCAGCGTTGAAACAATGGGGTACTTTAGAACTTAGAAAGTTATCATCGCCATCATATCAATATGAAGCAAATATTTTAATGTTAGAACAAGTCTATGGTTTTGAAGCACATCGAATAAGAAAAGGCAGTTTTGTAAGAATTGTAGATTTAGAAATGAGTCCTCCAATTACAGTACAAGCAAGGGTTATTGAGTTAAATATTTGTTATAGCGATATGTCAAAAAGCACTTGTGTAGTTGGTGATTATATTGATATTAATTCGGCTACACCTGCGATTATAAATCAATTGAGGGAAAACGCGAAAGTATCAACAAATGCTAATAAAGTTGCGTCAATCGCAAGTAATAAGGCTGAAACAGCACAACAAATCGCTAGTAGTGCCGAAAGTGTAGCAAATGATGCAAATACAAATGCAACAGATGCAAAACAAGTAGCAAATGATGCTAAAGATTCCGCTGTCACAGCAATAGATACAGCTAATGACGCGTTAATGAAAGCTGGTGATAACAATAAGCCTTTTTATGGTGAGCTACCGCCAGCTATTCCAAAGATAAACGATACGTGGTTCAAGATAGATGAAGTGGAAAATACTATAACAGGTGTTTTTAAGTGGGATGGGGTAATTTGGAAAGAAATACCTCTGGATTATAACGCTTTAAAAGTCGGGGAGTTATCAGCGATTACTGCGAAATTAGGTGATGTAGAGAGCGGAAGTATCACAGGCGCTGAATTTATTCACAATATTAATTATCGTGATGATGAAGGCAATTTGTTCACTGGGACGGTCACGATGAATGACAATGGTTTTAATGCTGCTACAGTACTGCCAACTGGTGCCGGCTCTACTATTTTAAAAAGTGATGTTACAACACTTGGTGGTGTGAAAGTAGCACAGCAATTGATGGATCATAATATTTCTGGTGAACTCAAGGAAACAATGTTAAGAGGGGATTCACTAGATTTCACTAAAGATGGGCAAACAACTTTATCTGTAAATGCTGATTTATTTTACTCAATGCCGTGGCAAGATTTAATATTAAACTCTGGATATTCAACAGCAGAAGGGAATACTCCTCAATTTAGAATTATTTGCATCTTTGGTATCAGAATTGCCTTTTTCAGGGGGCAAGTGCAAAAATCAACCGCATGGACCTCTACAAATAACGCTTTTGCGTCTGTTCCTTTCGAAGTTCAAACAACAAAAACAGCGATGGCTTATGCACCGACAAACAAGTCTAGCGGCGGCCGAGTGCATGCATCATCTAGTAACGCGATGGGATTTATACCTGCGGACACTAGTATTACGTATTTCGCGTTAAATCAATTATTTTATATTTTAGATTGAAGCCAAATAAGGCTTATTTTTTATGTCAAAAACAGATGGGATGATGAAAATTGACACTGGGGAGTATTTCAATAGCAGGGATGAGTGTAGGCGAGTTAATAGGGTTAATCAGCTTAATCGCTGCGATTGTGGGTTTTGTGATTAGATGGGCATTAGTCGCACCTTTGCGTAATATGATTGATTCTCTGGATATAACTTTAAATAGTCTGAGAGAAGAAATGTCAGAAAGCAAAAAAGACCGCATCAGCTTAAGAGAGAAGCAAAACGATCATGATAAAGAAATCGCTTTATTGAAGCGGGAGGATAAAGCGATTTGGAAGTATATAGCGAAAACTGAGAAGGAGGAAAAATAATGAAAATTAACTGGAAAGTACGATTCAAAAACAAAACATGGGTGATTGCGATGATAGCAGCGGTTTTCTTTATTATTCAAGCTGTGTTGCTTGTTTTTAACGTGACATGGGATTATAACGAGTTGTTAAAACAACTGATTACAGTTATTACTGGTGTATTTGCGGCGTGGGGTTTAATTATTGACCCTACAACTGCGGGTAGTAAGGACAGCGCTCAAGCGCAAGAGTATACAGAACCACGAAAGGATGATAAATAATGACAAGTTATTATTATAGTAGAAGTTTAGAAAATGTAAATAAATTAGCGGATAACACAAAAGCGGCGGCGAGAAAACTTCTCGACTGGGCTGAAAATAGCGGCATTGAAGTATTAATTTATGAAACGATTAGGACAAAAGAGCAACAATCCGCTAATGTCGCGAACGGAGCGAGTCAAACAATGCGCTCTTATCATTTAGTAGGACAGGCACTAGATTTCGTCATGGCGAAAGGTAAAACTGTTGATTGGGGTGCTTATCGTTCAGACAAAGGCAAAAAATTCGTGGCAAAAGCGAAGTCCCTTGGATTTGAATGGGGTGGTGATTGGTCTGGATTTGTAGACAATCCGCACCTTCAATTTAATTATAAAGGTTATGGAACTGATACTTTTGGAAAAGGAGCTAGTACTAGTAATTCTTCTAAACCAAGCGCAAACACAAACACGAACAGTCTGGGATTAGTTGATTACATGAATATGAATAAACTAGATTCTAGCTTTGCGAATCGTAAAAAACTAGCGACAAGTTACGGAATTAAAAATTACAGCGGAACAGCTTCACAAAACAC